TTGTTTGACGCAGGCACAGACGATCACGCAATCACAGTACATGGTTCTGGTGAGTTTGGTTTTCATGGTAAACAACCACTAATCACAAACCCAGAAAGTACAGGTGTTACTGGTGATATTCTTATAACAAACGGTAGTGCCGTAACTGGTACTTTCATTATTGAAGTAACTAAAGCAAAAGGTTACAATCAATCAGGACAAACTAGATAATGGCTGATACTGTAACAAGTCAAACTATAGCAGATGTTGCTGGTAGTAAAACGGTAATGAAGTTTACCAATAAATCTGACGGTACAGGTGAGAGTTTAGTAGAGAAAATGACAAGTGCGTCTTTGAACCACTTGTCTACCTCTACAAAGATTGCAAGGGTTGTGTATTCAATCAACACTACTGACCCAAAAGGTGCGGTAGAAATATTGTTTGAAGGCACAACTAACGCAACCGCACTCTTTCTTGGTGGTTCTGGCACGATAGATTTACAAACACCAGCAATACAGATCGCTAACAATGCAACATCACCAACTGGTGATATACTGTTCTCTACTCACAATTTTGTGAATGGTGATAGTTATTCCGTCATTTTAGAGGTCAGATAACATAAATAGAACAAAAGGGGAAAATACGCACATGAAACTAATTAGAGAAGAAATAAATGAGGCACAATACATTGTCGAAGAAGATAATGGTAAGAAGTCTCATAAAATCAAAGGTATTTTCATGCAGGCAAACATTAAGAACAGAAATGGTCGTGTTTACCCACAGGAAGTATTAGAGAAAGAGGTTAATCGTTACAATAAAGAATTTGTCGATAAAAAGAGAGCGTTTGGTGAACTAGGGCACCCAGACGGACCTACTGTAAATTTAGAGAGAGTATCACACTTAATCACTAAATTAGAGGGTGATGGCAAAGGTAACTACATTGGCGAAGCAAAAATTACAGACACGCCTTATGGTAAGATTGTAAAAAGTCTTATAGACGAAGGCGCACAATTAGGAGTTTCATCAAGGGGCATGGGTTCTTTGGAGAATAGAGGCGGTACAAACTATGTAAAATCTGACTTTTACTTAGCAACTGCTGCCGACATTGTTGCAGATCCATCTGCTCCACAGGCATTCGTTAACGGTGTCATGGAGGGCAAAGAGTGGATTTGGGATGGTGGTATAATCAAGGAACAAGATGTTTCTGAAATACAAGAACAAATTGAGCGTGAGGCTAGACAGCGTAAGGCAAATTTAGAGGCGCATGCCTTTGATAGTTTTATGCAAAAACTTACAAAAAGATAAATAGTTATACGCAAATTTTATTTCGAAATAATAAGGAGAGAATATAAAAAATGGCTGAAGAAATCAAAAACGAAAATATCGTTTCTGAGGCTCCTGAGGGAGTTGTTGAGGCTATGCATGACGCACCTAAAAAAGGTAGCGGTAAAGCAGAACCAATGCAAAAAGGTGCTGACTATGAAGACTTAGGTCCGGCAGTAACTTCTCCAACTGATAAAGTTGGACAAGACAAGTCTAAGGACAAAGTTAAAAAAGACGCATCTGCTCCTACGAAAGGTGCTACACCGGCAGAACCAATGCAAAAACTAGCGGCTGACAAACACATGAAGGCTGAAGCGGCGCATGATGACGGTGAGAAAAAAGATAAAGAAGACGATAAAGACGAAGATGAAATCATGGAAATGCCAAAGACTAAATCAGGTATGATTCAGGCTATGTACGACATGATGAACAAAAAGAAAAAATCTGAAATTGCTGCTTCTTACGGTAAAATGATGGCTGCTATGAACGGCGATGATGAGAAAAAAGAAGGCATGCATGATAAAGATGAAGACGAAAAAGATAAAGAGAAGAAGGAATCAGTTGAAGCAAGAGTAAAATCTATTGATGTTTCAGATGATGTTAACGCTCTTGTATCTGGTGATAGTTCTTTGTCCGAAGAGTTTAAATCTAAAGCGGCAACAATCTTTGAAGCGGCTGTTAAATCAAAAGTAAAATCTGAAATCGAAAGATTAGAAGGTGAATACTCAAACGAATTAGCAGAAGCAAAAGATCAAGTAAAAGATGACCTAACTACTAAGGTTGACAATTACTTAAACTATGTTGTTGAGCAGTGGATGGCTGATAATGAATTAGCAATCGAAAAAGGTATCAAAGGCGAAATCGCTGAAGACTTTATTGGTGGCTTAAAACAATTATTCGAAGATCATTACATTGATGTTCCAGAAGAAAAGTATGATGTCCTAGAGGCAAAAGAAAAAGAACTGGAAGAGTTAAAATCTAAAGTTAATGAAATGACAGAAAAGGCTGTTGAAGATAAAAAGACAATTGACGGTTATACAAAAGACGAAATCTTTGAAGAACAAGTTGAAGGTTTAGCGGATACTGAAAAAGAAAAGATGAAATCTTTAGTAGAAGATGTAAGTTTCGAAAGTGCTGATGAGTACAAGAAAAAACTTTCTACAATTAAAGAAAGTTATTTTGGTACTAAAAAAGAAGCACCAGCAGATACTAAAAATGTCGATACTGTTAACGAAGATTCCAACGATGGTAACACAGTAGCGCCAGAGGATCTATCAGATTCCATGAAGCGTTATACGGCTGCAATCAGTAGGGGAAAAAGTAGAGATATCTACGGAAGAAATATATAAAATAAGGAGAGATAAACAAAATGTTTAATTCACAAAACTTACAAGAAAAGTGGTCTCCTGTCCTAGAGCATGCGGATCTACCAAAAATTGATTCCCCATACAAAAGGGCGGTAACTGCTGTTATCTTGGAAAACCAAGAAAAAGCGGCTAAAGAAGACAAAGCGTTTCTAGGTGAGATTGCCAATGTAACTGGCGACAGTGCAGTAGCAAACTGGGATCCAATCCTAATCTCATTAGTTAGAAGAGCAATGCCTAACTTAATCGCATACGACATCTGTGGCGTTCAACCAATGACTGGTCCAACAGGACTAATCTTTGCTATGAAGTCCAGATTTACTTCAAACTCAGGCACAGAAGCATTATTCAACGAACCTGATTCAGATTTCTCTGGAACTGGTACAATGTCTGCTTCACTAAATCCAGGGTTAATGAACGATACTACAACTAGTGTAACAACTGGTACTGGTATTGCGACAGCAACTGCTGAAGCAAGTTCATCTTTCGCTGAGATGGCTTTCAGTATTGAGAAGTCTACTGTTACTGCTAAAACTAGACAGTTAAAAGCAGAATACACAATGGAACTTGCTCAGGACTTAAAAGCAATCCACGGTTTAGACGCTGAAACTGAATTGGCTAACATACTATCTGCTGAAATCCTAGGAGAGATCAACAGGGAAGTAGTTAGAACAATTTACGAAAAAGCGAAAAAAGGTGCTAACACAAATACAACTACATCAGGTACTTTTGATTTAGATACAGATTCCAACGGAAGATGGTCTGTAGAAAAATTCAAAGGTTTAATGTTCCAAGTTGAGAGAGATGCTAACGTAATCGCACAAGAAACAAGAAGAGGAAAAGGTAACATTCTTATCTGTTCTTCAGACGTTGCTTCTGCTTTACAAATGGCTGGCATATTAGATTATGCTCCTGCTCTTAACAACTCACTAAACGTTGATGATACTGGTAATACTTTTGCTGGTACTCTAAACGGAAGATACAAAGTATACATTGACCCATATGCGTCAAATAATACTGCGGCTCAATACTTCACAGTGGGTTACAAAGGAAATTCACCTTATGATGCTGGTATGTTCTATTGCCCATATGTACCACTACAAATGGTAAGAGCAGTAGGCGAAAACAGTTTCCAACCAAAAATTGGTTTCAAAACTAGATATGGTTTAATCAGAAACCCATTTGCTGAATCTTCAGCACAGGCTTCTGGTGTAGGAACTGACCAAGCAAACACTTACTACAGAATGGTAAAAGTTGCTAACTTAATGTAGTTTTTTACTATCACTGAATTAAAGGGGGCCAAATACGGCCCCTTTTTTTATTATAAATACTAATATGACAGACTTGACAATACCAACTAAGCAACCAACTAATTTAGATTATGCTGATCCTACTAAGTTTAGGTTTCAGTGTGTAAAGATTCCTAAAGTTGAGTTTAACACAATACAGTGTAATGTGCCAGGTATTACGCTTACTGAGTTAGTACAACCTACTAGACTACAGCAAATCAGAATACCAGGTAATGATTTAACTTTTGAAGATTTGACAATACAGTTTATTGTAGACGAGGACTTAGAAACTTATACACAAATACATGATTGGATGGCGGCATTATCTCAGATGGATAGTGATGATAAGTATAGAGCATTGATCACTGAAGGACAAGATCGTATGCCACTATCTCAACAACAAACATCAACTGA